ATGTCATCGAAATGCAACTGGAATACCCCGATGTTCACAGGTTCTATCATCCACCGAGCCAAGGGCGCCGTCCTGAATATGTGTTTCCGCAGAACGATTCGCGGATCGTCTTGATCTACGCGCAGGACTGGAGCGATGTAGAACGTCTCATCAAGGGGCAGCAGGCAGCGTTCATTTTCGTGGATCAAGCGGAGCAATTTTACGAAAAGGAACTGCTCGCGTTCCGAGAGATCAACCGAGCGCCGGGCGTGCCCGAGGGATTCGTTAAGATCGGCTATTTCTTCAACGTGGCACAAGGCGTTGGCGCGCCCTATTTCCGCAGGCTGTTCCATACGCATCGGTTCTTACCCAACGAGAATCCCGGAGCCTATCGCTTCGTTCAGGTCTACAGTTGGGACAATTACGAATGGTTTCGGGACCAGGTTCCGTACACATTCGAGGAATTTTATCAGTTGTCCAGTGAGGAGCGTTTCGAGCTTTTCATTACTCGCACTTCTCAGGGGCGTAAACAAAACGAACTTCCGGAGCACAAACGAAACGCTGATCTGCTTGGAAACTTCGATAGTTTCTCAGGCCAGTACTTCGGAGACGTATGGGGAGAACATTGTGTTGTCGCTGCTTAAATCCTTGGTCTGTGCCTCTTTGATGTTGCTTTGCGCTTTCCTGCTATGCACTTGGACTGTTGCGCGATATACCTGGGATCTTCTCTGCGGGAGAGGTTACGTCACTTCTTGATCTCATTCAACCTTGGTGGACCCGCTGGATGGCGATGCGTTGGGGCTTTGGAGTGGAAGCCTGTCATCTCTGGGCCGCCACCGGCCTTGTGATTCCTTCGCAGTGGAAGATTTTATTCGGCGGCGATCTGGAGTCCCCAATGGAGATCGTAATCATCTATCGGGAATTGGTTGCATTGGGCCGACCAGAAGCGGATCTGGCAATGGATATTGTCAATCTGACACCGCTAGAGGAGCGCCGCGAGATTCGGGGGTTCTGGCTTGGCAGCGAATCTCTCAGCACAAAACCGGGTGTGAACACAGTTCGGGAAACAATAGGGAAAATCCTGCGACGTTATGGTCTGCCCGAGCCGCTGGAGGCCGACAATCAGCGTGTGGACGGTTGGCGTTTTGTTCACAACTGCTTGCGGCAAAGCAAATTGTGTCTGGAATCTTCCATCACGGCGGAGAGGATTAAACAAGGGCCAGCCCTGTTCGTCTCAGATGCCTGTCCAAAAGTAATCGAGAACCTTCCCCAAGCGGTCGCCAGCGAGAAAGACCCGAATGATATTGAAGCGAAACTGGATTGGTGTGCGGTTACAGACGCGGTTCGACATCTTTTGAAATCGAAGCCACCAGCGCGGGCGGTGCCGCCCCTTGCGGTTCGGCGTCAGATGGTCATCGATGCCTACCAGGATGATCCAACATCGCGGCACATGGCAGTCCTACGATTCAACCAAGAGAATGCCGGGAAAAGGGCGGTGCATGGCCCTACGTGGAGACAGGGCTTGACCGGGTGACGATGTTGTGGTATTCTTTCAGCGAATGAAGGCCACGAAACAGCAGGAGCGGCACTGAGAAGCGGAACTCTCTTGAACCGTGTGTCATCCTGGGAGTGGTGAAGTAGCAGTGCCGATCTAAAAGCAGGGCAGCGGCCAGCTCGTCTATTGCGGACAAACGGCCAGATTCGACGCTGAGTTGGACACATTTCAATTCATAGGAGAATCTGATGCCGATTGGCTCCCTTTCAAGCGCAATTGCAGCGCAAACCGAACATATGTGGGACACAGTAGAGGAACTTGTCCTCTTCCAGTCTGTCCTCTTCAAACGCATCGAGAAATCGACGGAGATAACGTCGATCTCCAACCGCCCTGCGCGTGTGCCCTTCGAGGTTTCCACTGGGGGCATCTTCCGCACGGGCGCCAATCTATTCGATGATGCCCCGATGGGACGCGGCTCCGCGCCGGTTTTGACCTACGGGAACATCTCAGCAGTTTCCTTTTTGCAAGCGACCGAGTACACGGCGCTGGCCGAATATTCGACGGACAGCACGGAGAAATCGGTTGAGAATTTCGTCACGATGGCGAACCGGCAGGCTTCCGAAACCATCGCTGGCTATTTCGACTCGCTGATTGCCAACTCCACGGGGGCGTCGGACATCGACACTGTTGTCTCTGTAAGCGGAAACGGCGTGGTCGTGAACAACGCAGATGCCTTCCAGGATAACCAGTACGTCGATGCCTGGAGCGGGCTTGCCGGTACATTCCGGGGAACGTTCCAGATTCAATCTATCGACATCGCCAACAATACGCTGTGGATGACTACCAGTCCTGCCGCCATTCAAGCGAATGACACGCTTTATGCCTTGGGAGCGGGCGCGGTCTCCAATTCTGGTATGTTCGGCCTTCAGTATTACCATGTGGGCGGAAATGCTGGAAACGTTCTCGGCATTCCCCGTTCCGCATGGGCCGGCAAATTCAGTACGCCATATGTCCTGCCCGGAACTACGGCAAGCCCGACTGGGCCGCTCACGGGCGCAAAGGTTCGCGCAATGCTCGCCCAAATGGATCTTGCCATGGGCGCGGACACTTCGGATGAGGACATCGAACTGCACTGCAACGTGGATGTAAAAGCAGCGTGGGAAAACCTGGCGATCCCGGTCCAGTCGATCATCCTCAACCAAATGGAAGGCGACGAGACGGCAGATATGCTCAAGCGCCGCCAATCCACCACGGTCGCCGGTCGCAAAGTGCTTTTGAACATCCGTGCCAAGCCCGGTCGCTTAGATGCCTGCCAGTGGAAAAACTGGGCACGCATGGAAACCAAGGCTCTCGGTCCTTACGACGTGGGCGGGCAGACTGTCTTTCCCACATATTCATCGACGGATGGTGGGTTGAACTCCACGATGATTTCCTACCTGACGGCCATGTTCCAGATGCTCCAAGTGCAGCCCCGTAAGGAGTGCTACATGCCGAGCATCACGATCAGTCCTGGCTATTTCGGGCACTAAACGGCCATGCTCTCATACGATCCGGTCACAGCAATTCGCCATTTTCCGATGGCAATGGGCAGGTTCGGGACCAACCCATATAACGAAACTCTGTATCGGATCGTATGGGCGCCATCGCGTCGTTATCTGGTCTACGGTGAGTGGCCCGATGGTTCAGTTTGCGCCCGCTGGCAAATCAAGGAAAAGCAAGCTGGCGATCACTGGATTCTCGAGAAATGGCAGTCAGCAGAAGAGTATGCTGGTCGCCCCGAGTGGTGGGATGTGACGCTCGGGCCATGGCCGGAACGTGGTGAGTATGGATTGATGCATATCTTCTTCGAATCCCTACCAACAGAAGGCCAGGTTGAAAAGCTCATTACCTGGAGCCGATGGGGACGCGAGCATGTCTCCTTTCGGGAAATCCGGAACTTCGAGAGAGACCAACTCGCCAAAGAAAAGAAGTACAAGACCGAAACCACGGACATGATTATTCGCAACCGATTGCCGGCATTCGGCTGCCGACCCTTCGCCGGGGCTTACGTTTCACGCGGAGAGAAGACAAAACGATTGCTTCATTTCGCGGAGGATCTTGGACTGCCAAGAAAGGCCGGTCCCGCAACCGGAAAACTGGCGGAGAAATTGACGTTGCCGCAAGAGGCGGCATAGGAGAAACAACATTATGGCAACAGCACAGGAAGCGTTCGCAGAAGCAAGCAGCGCACAACGCGCCCTGAACTCGTCGCGCTTCATACCGAAAATGGCCGCCATCACAAAGGCTGCCTCCGAAGCGAACCGACTTTACATTTTCAACGTCGGGCCGTGGTCACATAGACGCGATATGGGAAGCTGCGGAAGCTATTTCGTGCCAGCTTGTCCCGAGGGGAAGGAATTCGGTGATCCTCTTGTCATCCAGGGCATCGAGAGCGAACCGTATCCCATGACGCCCACGCAAATGGCGATTCTGCCGAAGTGCGGAGAACATGCACAAATCGCTGGCGATGGCGATGGCGCCCTTTTCGCTCAACAGGTACTCGGCGAGGGGCCGATGATGCCGAGAACGTCAAGCTGGCGACCCTTCGGCGTCTTCATCTCCAAAACTCCCCAACCGTCAAAAAAGGATCTGGAATCCGCAAAACTGGAACTTCAAAAACGATATGCACTGCTGGTCGAAGAGGCAAACGATCTTTGGGCACATGGACGGGGAAGCGCAGAGGCTCGCAGCATTCAACGCGAGTATCATTATCTGGCCGCCATCAAACTGAAAAAGACCGTGGCAGAGTGCCCATGGTTGGGCGACACGCAATTAGCTGTTCCGCGCGAAACATGCCCTGGTTGCGGCGTGCAATATGACGTGGGCATCCTGAAATGTCGGCATTGCGGGTACGTGCTGGACAAGCAACGCTATGACGAAGCGGTAAAGAAGGGGCTGTTCGCAGCCTGAAAACAATGCCTTCCTCCCTCGATTCGCTTGAATACGCCGTGAACCTGGCGCGAGTGCGCCTGAACGACGCTATCCAATCCATCGGCGGAGATATTGTTACGGACACCGCTGCATTCACCTTAACCGCCATCAACGGAGCTTGGCGGCAACTTCAGGAAGTGCTGGTCAACTTCAAGTACAGTTGGTTTCAACCCGAAACGATCTTGTCAGCGTTGCCGATAGTTACCGAGTTGGACCCTGCTTCACAGGTCTACGTCAATTGGTCAGGTTATTTCGATGGTACGAATCTTCAGGCGCGTCCGGTCTTGCCACCCGACATGATCGCTCCACTGCGCTGCTGGGAGCGTGCGAGTGTCTATGGAGCCAACGGCTCCTTTTTCGATATGGATCGCTTGGACAACGGGCTGCCGGCCATTCCGAAAATCGCACGCAACAAGACTTGGGAATGGCGCAACGGTGCGCTCTATTTGCCAGGGGCAACGCAATTCACAGACCTTCGGTTGAGGTATGCAGGGTTGGCTCCTGACTTTGTACCGAGCACAACCACAGCTTTTTCTCTCCAATTGATTCCGATTGTAAGATCGGCGAACGCTTTTGCTTGGTTCATCGCGGGCGAAGTCGCCAAAGCCAGAGGCGATTTGGATGCCGGGGACTTTGAACAGAAGGGGCAAATCGCCGCGAAATACCTCTTCGATCTGGACCCGACCCAGGCGAAGGCTATTGGCCGGGAAGCCGAATCAAGGCCCGTCAGGGCCACGGGGGAACAATAAATGAGCGCGCCAACCGATACCGTCATTGTGGCTGTCAACGCCGCGAACGTCCGACTCAATGGCAAAGTAGAAACACTTCAGCCTGTGGGCGGACAGCTTGTTGGCAATTCGGATTCGTTTAGCAACCAAACTGTAAACAACGCTTGGCGGAAACTCCAAAACAAACTCGCAGATGAGCGGTTCAGCGGATTGCAAACGGATATTGTGTTCACTGGCGTTCCAGCGGCGGGTACAATTGATCCAGTTGCACAAGCGAACATCAGTTGGCTC